CTATAACAGCAAAACACCTCGTGCCAGAGGATACAAAGTCACCTATACTGATGCATGGTGCGCGACCTTTGTTTCTGCAGTCTCCATCAAATGCGGGCTGACAAAGATCATCCCTACCGAATGCGGCTGCGGGCAGATGGTCGTTCTGTTCATTACCCTTAAGGAATGGGTGGAGGATGATAACTACGTTCCGAGCCCCGGAGATATCATCTTCTACGACTGGCAGGACTCCGGTAACGGCGACAATGATGGCTGGCCTGATCACGTCGGTATCGTGGAAAAAGTATCCGACAAAACAATCACGGTCATCGAAGGTAATAAGAGCAATGCCGTCGGAAGACGCACTCTTCAGGTCAGCGGCAAATACATCCGTGGTTACGGCGTACCGAAATACAGCACGGATTCCAAAGACGATAAGCCCGCCCCGGAACCCGCTCCAAAGAAGACCGTGGATGAACTGGCCAAGGAAGTCCTCGAAGGCAAATGGGGAAACGGCGACGATCGCAAGAACCGTCTGACCGCTGCCGGGTATGACTACTCAGCCGTTCAGGCCAAGGTCAACGAACTCTGCCGTAAGCAGAATGCCGACCAGCCTGTCTACTACACGGTGAAGTCGGGAGACACGCTTTCAGGAATCGCCCGGAAGTACGGAACCAGCGTCTCTTCAATCCAGCAGCTTAACCCGACGCTTATTAAGAACGTCAACCTCATCATCACCGGATGGAAGATCCGCGTGAAATAACTGAATAAACCATTATTCATGGCCTGCGAGTGTTCTTCGGAATGCCCGCAGGCTTTTTTTCGTTTTAATGAAAAATCCTCCGCTCAAATTGCCCACCCATCTCCAGTGGAAACTGGAGGTGATACTTCATGACCAATGAACAGAAAGCGAAAATTACTGAACTCCGCACTGCCGGATTCGGCTATGCAAATATAGCGAATGCCCTCGGCCTGACAAAGAACCAGGTCGTTTCCTACTGTCATCGAAACGGTCTCACAGGAGAAAAATCAAATCAGCCCGACAAACCTGTCGTCCTCTTCTGCAAGAACTGCGGCAAGCCAATCACACGGACTCCCGGCAGAAAGCAGGTCAAGTTCTGCTCAGATGAATGTTGCCAGAGCTGGTGGAACGCTCATCCGGAAGCAGTAACACGTAGATCCACCGCTATCTATTCTTTCACCTGCGCTCACTGCGGCCAGCCTTTCACGGCGTATGGGAACCGGCACCGGAAGTACTGTTCCCACGCCTGCTATATCGCAGACTGCTTCGGAGGTGCCGCCCATGAATGAAGATCAATTCGAACGCGAAAAGCTCTATCAGGCTTCCATGAATATGTTTCAGGCGATGCTGAAAGACGGCATTATCACCGAGGAACAATACGCCATAATTGATACAAAAATGAAGGAAAAATACCAGCCGATAATCGGCACATTATTCTCAGATAAAGCTTGATGTGTACCTGTTTTAGAGTGATGAATGGTAGCGGAAAGGAGTGATTCAAATGGCGAAAATCACGCGAATTGAGCCGCAGATCCCGGCGCTTCCGACCCGAAAAAAGGTCGCAGCCTACGCCCGTGTGTCAATGGAAACAGAGCGGCTTCACCATTCCCTCTCCTCTCAGGTGAGCTACTACTCGGAGCTCATTCAGAACAACCCGGAGTGGGAATACGTCGGCGTTTATGCTGACGAAGGAATAACCGGAACCATTGCTACCAAACGTGATGAGTTCCAGCACCTGATCGCAGATTGCGACGCAGGCAAAATAGACATTGTGCTCTGTAAGAGCATTTCACGTTTTGCCCGTAACACAGTAGACCTGCTGAACACCGTCCGGCATCTAAAGGAACTGGGCATCAGCGTTCGCTTTGAAAAAGAGCACATCGACTCCCTCTCTGATGACGGTGAGCTCATGCTGACCCTGCTGGCATCCTTTGCCCAGTCGGAATCAGAAAGCATCAGCCACAATGTGAAATGGGGCGTCCGGAAGCGCATGGAACAAGGAATCCCGAACGGGCACTTCCGAGTGTTCGGTTACCGCTGGGAAGGCGATCAGCTGGTCATTGTCCCAGAGGAAGCCGCCATCGTAAAGCGTATCTACCAGAACTTCCTTAATGGAAAGTCGCGTCTTGAAACAGAGCGGGAATTTGCAGCTGAAGGCATCACAACCCGTGAAGGCTGCCGCTGGGTGGATTCCAACATCAAAGTCGTTCTTTCGAATGTCACCTACACCGGGAACATGCTCCTGCAGAAGGAGTACATTTCAGATCCAATCACCAAGAAGCGTCGGAAGAACCACGGCGAGCTGCCACAGTACTACATCGAAAACACCCACGAGCCAATCATCGACATGGAGACCTTCCAGTTCGTGCAAAGCGAGATGGCCAGACGCAGGGAGCTCGGAGCCCTTGCCAACAAGAGTCTGAACACCTGCTGCTTCACCGGTAAGATCAAATGCCCTCACTGCGGCCTCAGCTACATGCATAACCGCCGGACTAAGAATAGCAATTACCAGGAGTACTGGAACTGCGGAAGCAAGAAAAAAAAGAAGGTCGGCGACGGCTGCCCGGTCGGCGGCACGATCAGCCACAAGAGCTTGCTCAAAGCCTGCTGCGAAGTCCTCAACCTTGAGGAATTTGACGAGGAGGTTTTTCTCGACAAGGTCGACCGCATCGAAGTTCCTGAGAAATACACGCTGGATTTCTTCCTGAAGGACGGAACCGTTGTCAGGAAAGCTGCACCGAACACAGGCCATCAGGATTGCTGGACTCCGGAGTACCGGGCTAAGGTCTCGGCAAAGCGCAAGAAAACCGGCACCAATCCGAAGGGAGCCTCCTGCTTTACCAGCAAGATCAAGTGTGTCCACTGTGGCACTAACTTCCGCAGATGCACACAGCCATCAAGGGATGGAAAGAGCTTCTACTGGCGATGCCCGACCGGGAACAAGCCCTGCGAGACAACCGGGATGCGCGAGGAACGGCTGCAGGCGCTGGCCTCCGAGGTGCTGGGGCTGTACGAGTTTGACGCTGCTGCTTTCTCAGAACAGATCGACCACATCGACGTCCTGCCGGGAATGGAGCTGGAATTTCACTTCAAGGACGGCAGAAAAGAAACCAGAAGCTACGACACTACCCGCGTTTCGCATCCCTGCTCAGAATCGCAGAAAAATCACATGCGGGAAGTCATGAAAAAGAAATGGACACCGGAGCGCCGGACAGCCATGAGCGAAAAGATAAAGAAGATAAGGAGTGAGAAACATTGGGCATCAACAAAGGCAAAAAGGTAAAAACGATCCCGGCTACACTGAGCCGCTTTACTGCCTCTCCTATCACGGAGCAGAAAAAGCGTCGTGTTGCCGGTTACGCCCGTGTCTCCACTGACCACGATGATCAGTTCACGAGCTACGAGGCACAGATCGACTACTACACCAATTACATCAGGAGCCGGGATGACTGGGAGTTCGTGAACGTCTACACCGACGAAGGCATCACCGGCACCAGTACAAAACACCGTGAGGGCTTCAAGAAAATGGTCGCCGACGCTCTGGCCGGAAACATCGATTTGATAGTGACCAAGAGCGTGTCCAGATTTGCCCGCAACACCGTAGACAGCCTGACAACCATCCGGAAGCTGAAAGAACACGGCGTTGAATGCTACTTCGAGAAAGAAAACATCTGGACTTTCGACGGGAAAGGCGAGCTGCTCATTACAATCATGTCCTCGCTGGCACAGGAGGAAAGCCGCAGCATTTCCGAGAACTGCACATGGGGACAGAGAAAGCGATTTGCAGACGGCAAAGTCACGATCCCGTTTAACCGTTTCCTCGGTTACGACCGTGGTGCCAACGGCGAGCTGATCGTGAATCCCGAACAGGCAGAAACCGTCCGGAGCATTTATGACATGTTCCTGCAAGGGCTCACCTACAACGGAATCGCCAAGGCTCTAACAGCCAAGGGAATCAAGACGCCCGGCGGCAAGGACAAATGGAGCATCTCTACGGTCAGAAGCATTCTCAGCAATGAAAAGTACAAAGGCGATGCCCTGCTGCAGAAGCGCTTCACGGTCGATTACCTGACAAAGAAGCAAAAGAAAAATGAAGGCGAGATTCCTCAGTACTACGTCGAAGGAAATCACGAGGCGATCATTCCTCCTGAAAAATTCGACATGGTACAGCGGGAAATGGCGAAACGCGGTAAGGGCAAAAAATACCACAGCGGTGTGCATCCATTCTCCA